AAGACCAGTTCGGATTGGAATCCTCTCTCGACACCCGCATGGCTGCCGGTCGGGAGCTGATGAAGCGCCTGGAACGCGCAGAGGGAATGAAAACAGACACCGGCGGAATTGTTATTGTGAATAACATACCGAGACCGGGAAAGGAGTAACGCATGGAAGAATTGGAGAAATGCCCGTTTTGCGGAGGAAAGGCAGTTGTGCATATCGATGATGGGGTAAGAGTTGTGTGCAGGGAGTGCGGCGCAACGTCGAAGTGCTTAGTTGATGGCTATTCCAAAGGAAAACCGAATGGAAGCACTTTAGAGACTGTGATAAAAGCATGGAACAGACGAACACAGTAAACCTTACCGACATCATAGCCCCCGCGTTTTACCCTGTCCACTGGGACATCTTGGACGGGAAGCATACCTACTACAATTTGTACGGCGGGAGAGGTTCAACCAAGTCCTCATTCATATCCGTTGAGATAGTCCTGGGTATGATGCAGGATGCAAAGGACGAAGTTTTCAGCAATGCGGTAGTATTCCGTAAGGTTGGCAATACCCTTCGGGAATCCGTCTTTGAACAAATTGCATGGGCGATTGACGCGCTGGGAGCCAATGACCTGTGGGCGCCCAGCGTCAGCCCTATGCAGTATGTGTATAAGCCCACCGGGCAGAAGATCATCTTCCGGGGACTGGACAAGGCGAAGAAAACAAAGTCCATTAAGACCAGCCGAGGGTATTTTAAATACCTCTGGTTTGAGGAACTGGACGAGTTCGCCGGGATTGAAGAAATCCGTACAGTACAGCAGTCTGTTCTCCGTGGAGGTAGCAAGTTTGTAGTATTTAAATCCTTCAACCCGCCGATCAGCCGGAGCAACTGGGCGAATGTGTATGTTAACGAGCCGAGAGAGGACAGTTACCACCACAAGAGCGATTACACCAGCGTTCCGGCTGACTGGCTGGGCGAACAGTTTATATCCGACGCCGAGCACTTAAGAGCCACAAATGAGCGGGCGTACAGGCATGAGTACCTGGGCGAGCCTGTGGGACTGGGAACAAATATCTTTGACATGCTGGAGATCCGCACGATAACCGACGAGGAGATCCAGAAATACCAGTCAATTTATCAAGGGCAAGACTTCGGATGGTATCCGGACCCGAAAGCCTTTATCCGGGCGGCATATGTGTCGAATAAGGAGAAGATTGTACTGTTGGATGAGCTGGGCGGATGCAAGATAAGGAACGCAGATATGGCGCAGATGATAAAAGACAAGGGATACGACGACTATGCGCTGATGTGCGGCGTGGATGAACAGGAGAGCATTGTGGACCTTCGGGATGCCGGGATCCCTGCCCGAAACGCCATTGTAACGCCGGGGAGCCGGAAGTACACCTTTGAGTGGCTGCAATGCCGGACGATTGTTATTGACCCGGACAGAACGCCGAGGGCATACAAGGAAATCATAGAATATGAACATGAAGTAGACAGCAATGGGGAGGTAATTGCAGATTACCCGGATGGCAACGATCACTGGATCGACGCTTTGCGGTATGCTATATCTCCTATGGCGATGAGAAGAGGGCATAGCGCATAATGGGTTTAATAGCAACTGTAAAAAGGTGGATAGGCATGATATTTAAAAAGCAGGCTGAGCAAGATTTTAGAGTAAAGGATACCACGTCAGCGCAGATGATGGCAAAGGTTGTAGAGTGTGCCAACATCTACCGCGGTGCGCCATACTGGCTAGACGCAGAAAACCGAATAAAGACTATAAATTTTGCAAAGGCGGTATGCTCCGAAACGGCGCGGCTCGTCACGCTAGGAATTAAAATCCAAATTGACGGCGGCGCACGCGGGGCGTGGTTGCAGGAGCAGATTGATAAAGCATATTATAGCCTACGACATTGGGTAGAGTATGGCTGCGCTTATGGCACGGTAATCATAAAGCCTAATGGCAGCGGGCTTGATATGTTTACTCCTATGGATTTTATCGTGACGGAGCAGGACGACAACGGCAATATAACGGGTATTGTGTTTAAAGACAGCTATGCGGCTAACGAAAAGTTTTATACACGCTTGGAGTATCATAGGTTTGTCGAGACGAGGACGGAGGCGGGCGTGATATACCCGTATGTGATATCCAACAGGGCATATGTATCAAAGAGCAGCGAATCCCTCGGCGATCCTATCCCGCTGGAGCAGACAAAGTGGGCTGATCTGTTGGAGGAAACGCCGCCGATTCTCAAGGGCGGGAACGAAAGACTTGATTCCCCCATGTACGGAGTGTTCCGCACCCCTGCTGCAAACAACATAGATCTTTCCTCTCCGCTGGGAATGCCGATATACGCAGAAGCCATCGAAGAAATGAAAGACCTGGACATCGCATACAGCCGGAACGCCGGTGAGATATATGACAGCGAGAAGATCATCCTTGCAGATGACAGGCTGATGTTTGACAGCGGGACGAACCTTAACGGGCGCAACCCCGACGTTAAGCTGCCGCATTATGTAAAAAACGTGTTCGGCAACAGCCCGGAAGAGTTTTACCAGGAGATTTCACCGCAGCTTAACACAGCCACACGCCTTGACGGAATCAATGCTCTCCTGTCCCAGATAGGGTATAAATGCGGGTTCTCAAACGGCTACTTTGTCTTTAACGAAGCGAGCGGTATACAAACGGCGACAGGCGTGGAAGCGGAGCAGCAGCGAACCATCCAGTTTATCAAAGACGTGCGGGACAAACTGGAAAGCTGCCTGAACGATGTTATATATGCCATGTCGGTGTATGCGGATTTGTACGCGCTTGCCCCTGCCGGGGTTTATGAGGTTGTGTACGATTTTGGCGATATCACGTATAACCGCGAGGAAGATCGGGCACGCTGGTGGAGTTATGTTACGCAAGGCAAGGTACCCGCGTGGATGTATTTCGTCAAATTTGAGGGCATGACAGAGGACGATGCGAAGGCGATGGTGACGGAAGCGCAGCCGAAGGAAACGGGGCTGTTCGGGGAGGAATAAGATGGAGCCGATAACCAGAGAAGAGTATTATCTTGCAAAGATTGCAGGGACATATGAGGGAAACACGCCGGAACCAGTGACAATTGAAGAATACTACCTTGCGACTATGGCAGGGGATTATTCCGGCAATACCCCGCAGCCCGTCACGAGATTGCAGTATTACATGGCAAAGGTAGCAGGAGTATGGGGCGGAAGCATCCCTGCGCCTGTGACACGATTAGAATATTACTGGGCGGCGATTGCCAGCGGAGAGGGGAAAGTCTTTTCGCCTGTGACACGAGAGGAGCATTTCTTGGTGTTGGTAGCCGATGCGTACAGCGTTGTGCTCACAGTCGTTACCGGCAACCCCGCCCTCTTGGAAAATTCAAAGGGGAATCGTGGGCTGGAATCCCTTACCCTATACGGCAAATCCACGCAGGGGAGCACGACTGGGGCACAGCTGCTTGATGCATCGCTGTTAAAAAATACATCTTCTGCATCAGTGGAATGTAATGGTAGTGATATCATTATTACAGCCTTGGAGGATGGTCCATATCGGCAGACATCAAGCGTACCAATTGGATTTTTTCAGGAAGGAGACCAAATTTGTATAGCAGCAGAGGCTTTTCCAAAAGACAATGTTGTTATAATAAGAGATTCAAGCGGTGTAACCATTGCCAATGTAATCATATCTAATGGGTTGCAAGAAGTTGTTACCATCCCTGCCGACGGAACGTATCGCATTATTTTGTGTATTAATAAAGGTGTTTCAGTCAAAGCAGGAACGGTGGGTGTGTTTTCGAAACTTATTGTTAATAAAGGGAATGTGTCTAAAGATTACGAACCTTACACTGGCGGCGCACCCTCCCCGTCCCCGTCCTATCCGCAGGAGATAGAGAACGCAGGGATGGATGGGGAAATAGGGGTTACGGTTACTGGGACAAACCTTCTGCCGTTTGAGGTGGGGCAGAAGGGTAATGGATTTGAGGTTTTTGCGGATGGTGTGCAAGTTGATGTTAACAGGAAAACAGATATTTATGCTGTTGGACAGAATAATAGCAACGTTGAAAGTGGGTATGATGAATTTGCGTTGATGACAGCGGGAAAATATTATATTTATTCAGGCACACAGGATGTATATCTGTATGTCGTTGTATGGAGAAAAGGGAAAAATGTTGTATTGGGGTATTCCGTCGGAACAAATGCAGCACAAATAGAAATAATGGATGGAGATAAATTCCGAATATTTCTTCGGACTGCGGCAGCCTTCAAGGGCAAGGTCAAGGCGATGATAACCAGAACCCCCATGAATGCTACTTCCTACGAACCCTACAAGCCCGTCCAGAAGCTCATCGTTCCGACACCCAACGGTCTGCCCGGAATCCCCGTATCCTCCGGCGGCAATTATACGGACGAGAAAGGGCAGCGGTGGGTATGCGACGAGGTTGATTTTAAAAAGGGAGTGTATGTGCAGAGGATCGCAACAGAAACACCAAAAGCACAGTGGAAAGTATTTGAAGAAACCAATGATGTTCCAAACAGATATCGTATTGCGGGATCTCTTGTAAATAAATATAAGACTGGTTCGGCTAAGTGTTTAATTTCACATGGTATTTATACATGGTGGGGAATTGCTCCCGGATGGGCATTAAATTCAGCAGCTTTTTATTATCATCCCGAAGAAGATGTTACAATGGAAGAGGCTAAAGAACAGCTTCTTGGTTTTATAAACTCATCCAATCCATTGATGTTTTTAGGGCAGCTTGAAACACCGATCGAAAAACCTCTTACCACAGAGCAGCTTGCCGCTTACAAAACCTTGCGCACCTACAGCCCAACAACGACCGTGATAAACGATGCGGACGCGGGGATGAGCGTGGGATACGCAAAGATGAAATAAGGGTACGCCATAAAATGCGGGAGGTGGTAGAATGGAACTGGATACGAAAGTTGGGGACGTGGAGATTAAGCTCGATACGTCCCGCATAGACGATAATCTGCTGGAAGCCCAGAAGCTTTTGAATATGCAGGTAGTGGCGGACAGCGCCCCATTCGTTCCATTCCGGCAGGGTGCATTAAGAAACAGTGTAAGATATCCAGACGGGGTATACGGCGGCATCGTTGAGTATGACACGCCATATGCTCATTATTTGTACAAGGGCGTTGTGTACGGTCCGAATATCCCGCTTAAAGACGCAGAGGGGAACATCATAGGGTGGACATCCCCTCCCAGCAAAAGCCCGACGCAGAGACGGATTAAATATCACGAGCCGGGAACAACGTCTGAATGGTTCGAGGAAGCCAAAAGGCGGCATAAAGACGACTGGCTGAATCTTGTGAGAAAAACGGTGGGGAAAGAGTGATGCTGAGACCAGAGTATTTTGAAGGGAAAGCTGACCGGATATTAGAACTCTATGAACGGCTGGAAAACTTTATCCTGCGGGATATCGCCAGAAGGATTTTAAAATCCGGGAAAATCACAGCCACGGCGGACAGGTTGCTGTACAGGCTGGAGCAGTTGGGGGAAAGCCGGGATGAGATACAGCGGCGTATCATGGAACTGACAGACCTGAGCGAAAAAGAACTGCGGAAGCTCCTGCGTGGTGCCGTGCTGACATCGTGGGAAGATGATGCGGTTACACTGTCAGAAATGGGTATCGCGGCGCAGTCTCCGCTTGAAAATGCACGATATATGGCTGTTATTGAAGCAGAGTACATAAAAAGCCGGGCGGAGTTGAAGAACCTCACAAGGACGACGCTGGAACAAAGCCAAAAAGACCTTGTGTCGCTGCTCGACGAAGCCGATGTAAGGGTAGCAAGCGGAGTGCAAAGCTATCCCGCAGCCATAGCGGATGTGCTGGATGCGTATGCGGGACGCGGCGTTATGGTGGATTACCCGACAGGGACGCGAAGGACGCTGGAATCTGCGGTACGATGCTGTGTAGTGACGTCAATGAACCAGACAGCGGCGCAGCTGACAAACAGGTATATCGTGGACAGCGGAACAGAGTATGTGTTAACCTCGGCGCACCTCGGGGCAAGAGTAAGGCGCGACGGGCAGCCCTTGCTTGCAGGTCATGACGAATGGCAGGGCCGTGTATTTAAAATTGACGGAAGCGAGCCTGGATATCCGAACCTGCTGGAATCGACGGGGTATGATATTGATCTAACCACGGGAGAAGGCAGGGTTGTGGATATGAGAGGGATGCATGGCTATAACTGTCGTCACGGGCATATGCTGTTTGACAAGCGGATGAAGAATCCGTGGAGGGACGCAGAAGGAAATCTGCTGGATGGAAGCGGGCACAAAATCACGGACTCTGAGAATCTGAAACGGTATGAGGACAGCCAGAAGCAGCGATCTATGGAGCGCGGAATCCGAAAGACGACAGCTGATAGTAAAACAGGAAGAGCTTGCATGGTCGTCCGGCGCGGAACGGGAAAAGCTCCAGCAGGAATATGATAAGCTGGCTTACCGATTGCAGGGACAGAACAGGGCTTATAACCAGTATTGCGAAGAACATGGATTACAGCCGCAGTATGATCGGAATGCATTAGCGGGATTTGGATACCCGCAGCAAAAGGCAGCAAATAAAGGGGCAAAAAGATATGCGGAGAACGGAAGTGTATAAAAGCGATGGGTGAAATGATGAACCGATTTGAATATTACAATCCAAACCCCTCAAAAGGGCAAAGAGTAGGGGATTGCACTGTGCGCGCATTGTGCAAGGCTTTAGGGCAAGATTGGGATACAGTTTATGTTGGGTTATCCGTGTATGGGTTTTCGTTGTCTGACATGCCAAGTGCTAATAGAGTCTGGGGTGCGTATCTGCGTGAGAATGGCTTCCGCCGGTATATCGTAGACGACCACGGACAGCATGTTTACACGGTAGATGATTTTTGCCAAGATCATCCAACGGGGACGTATGTGCTCGGGATAGACGGGCATGTTGTGTGCGTCAAGGATGGGCATTACTGGGACACATGGGACAGCGGACAGGAGATCCCGATATACTACTGGGAGCGATAGATAGGCGCTATGGAAACGATACAGGCTATACATCTTAATCTGGCACAGACACAATAACACAATAAGGGGAGTAATTTTGAAGGTATGTGATTTTACAGTATTTGAGTTGGATTTTTTCCGCGAATACTGCAATTTTACACCTGATGAACGGCAGCTTTTTGAATTACGGACGCAGAATATCCCGCTGGAAAGATGTGCGGAGATGATGAACGTGAGCGTGTCCACTGTGAAAAGAATGAGCCAGCGAATAAACAAAAAGATAATACGGGTATGCTGATTTGATACTTTTGTAAGCCTTTGATGAACTGTCAGAGGCTTATTTTTTATGCCATAATTTAGCTATAGAAAGTCATTGAATTAGTCATAGGAGGCGCAGGCATGGCATTACCATATCAAGGATACGGCTATAACCCGTATCAGTATGGACAAGTAAATCCGCTACAGCCGCAGATGGACAGGCTGGCGCAGATGCAGGATCAGTATCAGCAGCCACAGCAGATGCAGCAGGTAAATCAGGGGATCCTGTGGGTGCAGGGCGAGGCTGGAGCTAAATCTTATCTTGTCGCTCCAAATACAAGCGTCCTTTTGATGGACTCCGAAAACTCTAATTTTTATATAAAGACTACCGATGCCGCCGGGATGCCGACGCTCCGCACCTTTGCTTACAAAGAGGTCACGGTGGGCGCGAAAGAGCCACAGAAACAGGAGGAAGTGAACTTAGACGATAAATACGTTACTCGGAAAGAATACGACGATTTGAGAAGCAAATATGAAGAATTATATAGTTATCTCGAAACGGCAACAAAGCCGGAAGGAGGCAGACATGGCGAATCCCTTGTTTGAGGCCCTGAATGGTAATAGAATGGCCGGAATGCTGGAACAGTTCCAGCAATTCCGAAAAGAGATGGAGGGCAGAAATCCGAATGAAGAGATTAACAGGCTGTTGCAGTCTGGCAAAATAAACCAGCAACAGTTAAATCAAGCCCAGCAGATGGCGCAGCAGATGCAGGGTATGTTTAAAGGCTTTTTTAAATAGTACACAACCGGGTGCACACGGTTTTGTAAATACATTATCGAAGGAGATAATTACTATGACAGACGGTTTAACCGCTTCTGATGTTGCCGTATTAACCGGCGGCACAGGAAAAAATGACGGTTTCGGCGGAGATTGGGGTGCATGGATTATCCTTTTCCTGATTTTCGGTATGTTTGGCTGGGGCGGCTTCGGCGGCTGGGGCGGAAATGGTGGAGGAGCAAATTCTCCTGCATTTCAGGGTTATGCAACCCGTGCCGATATCGACGCAGCGCTGTCCACGCAGGGAATCGAAAACGGGATCCAGAACCTTTCCGGCCAGCTTTGCAACGGCCTTGCTGGCGTAAACGCCAACCTGTCAAATCTGGGTTATCAGATGCAGCAATGCTGCTGCGATACCCGTGAGGCTATTGCTGGCGTAAACTACAACATGGCAGCCCAGACAAACATCCTACAGAATACCGTAAACAACGGATTCCGCGATGTAATTGACGCGCAGAACGCCGGAACACAGCGCATCATCGACCTGTTTACACAGGACAAGATACAGTCTTTGCAGACCGAGTTACAGTCCGCACAGCTCCAGCTGTCTAACAACGCACAGACAAACAGCATCTTAAATGCTTTGAGACCTACACCCGTGCCGTCTTATCCGGTCATGTCCCCGTACACGTCCATCGTAAACCCGACAGGCTTTAGCTTTGGCGCCGGATGTGGCTACGGAGGCAACACGGGATGCGGATGTTAAAACTTCAGACGGAGTATCTTCGTGGCATTATTTTGCCATGATGTTCGGCTGATGCCGTTATTCACAAAAATGGGCAGGCTGAGAACGTCTGCCCCTTTTGAAATGAAGGGAGAATAAAATGATTGAGTTAGTAAACACAACGCCGGTCACGGTCCCAGTAGGGCAGTCCATCCCGTTTTCGGCAGTGGCAACAAAGGGCGGATGCGCAGAAAGACACAGGGCTGGAAGCGCGCAGATAACGCTTGTAAAGCCCGGTAGATATCTGATTACATTTTCCGGAAACGTCGCAGTACCGACTGGGGAAACGGTAGGAGAAGTGGCGCTGGGAATTGCCAGAGATGGGGAAATCCTCGGCGGCACGGTGATGCGTGCCACCCCTGCGGCAGTAGAGCAGTATTTTAACACATCGTCCCAGACATACGTCGATGTGTTCTGTGGATGCTGTGAAAACATTTCCATCAAAAACGCAGGGACAATTCCTGTGTTAGTAGACAACCCGAACATAACAGCTGTTCGGGTTTGCGGTTAAGGAGGGCAGACCATGAGCTATAAATTGATGCAAAATATCCGTGAAGAACTGGATAAAATCGCAGAAAAAGGTCTGAATACCGGAAACCTTGAAACTGCATACAAGCTTATCGACATGCTGAAAGATATGGAAAATGTGGAATACTGGAAGTGCAAAGAGGGCTATTATAACGCCGTTCTCGACGAAATGGAAGGCGGTTATAGCCAGAATGGAGAGTACAGAGAGAGGCGGAAACGCGACAGCCGTGGGAGATACAGCAGGGATGATGGAATGAGCATGACGGCCTATGACGATGGATCCTCCTATGCGCGACGTGGGGAGCACTATGTAAAGGGTCACTATAGCCGTGGAAACGGAAACAATGACCCTTATGATGATTACATGGAAAACAAGCAGTCTTATCGCAACGGCAAGTCTGAGGATTGCAAGCGGCGTATGCTGGCTGCTCTGGAAGAGCATATGGATGCACTGACGGAAGAGCTGGGAGATCTGTCAAAGGATGCAGACTGCCGAGAAGAGCGGGAGACTATTTCGCGGTACATCGAAAAATTACGAAAGATGATGTGAGTAAAGGCGGCGAGGAAACTTGCCGCTTTTGCTTTAAACATGGGTACGCCATAGTTTTTTTTGTTTGGTAAAATGTATTAAAGGCTATGGAAAGGAATGATCATTATGGAGATCAAAAGGGTATACTGTCCTGTCTGTAATAATAAAACGCGGTCAGCATTCCGCAAGGATACGACAGCGCATAATCTTCCGGTGTTTTGCCCGAAATGTAAAACGACCAGCCTCGTGAATATTGAAAACGGAAAGGCAGAGCCTATCGTCCGTTAAGTGCCAGACGCCAGACGCAGAGCCAGTGATTTGTAAGGATTTCTTACAGATTGCTGGCTCTTTTTTGTATTTGTATTTCCTCCTTTACAGCACACAGCCTTGCGGGAAGGTTGAAAATGCGGTTCGACTCCGTCTGTGTGCAATCCTGTAAATCGTAATTGCAGGAAAATCCATCCCATCTTTCTTTGTTTTTGCCACCGTGCATGGAAGCAGCCGGGTTCAAGCCCCGGCGCACGGTATAGGTGCATTGTTTAGACAGCGCCGATCATTACGCTTTTCGCCCGGTCCGCTACCCCGGGCGCTTTGTGGGATAGCTCAGGAGGTAGAGCAGCGGCCTTATAAGCCGTGTGTCATGGGTTCAATTCCCCTTCCCACAACTACCCCGCCCGTGGTTTATCGGGCTTAATCCATACCGCTGACGGGCGGTTAATCAATCACGTTTAGGAGGATAAAGATGCAGAATATTGAAGCAATTTTGACAGAACTGGGAATTGAGGTCTCGGCGGACAAAAAGGAAAGCCTTACGAAAAAGGTGGCGGAAAATTACGTCACGAAAGCTGAACATGAAAAGAAGCTGGGAAAGGCTGAGACTGACCGGGACACGTGGAAAGAAAAAGCTGAGACGGCAGAAAGCACCCTGAAAGGCTTCGAGGGCGTTGACCTTGAAACAATGCAGAAGGATTTGGCTGATTGGAAGAAAAAGGCCGAGGATGCCGAGAAAAACGCACAGGCGCAGCTGTATGAGAGAGATTTCACGGACGCTCTGAAAACGGAGTTTGAAGGAATTAAATTCTCGAGCGAAGCGGCAAAGCGCGCAATTATGGCAGAAGTCAAGGAGGCCGGATTAAAACTGAAAGACGGGAAAATCCTCGGACTGAATGACCTCCTAACCCAGATGAAGGAAAAGGACGCTTCGGCATTTGTTGACGATGAGCAGCAGAAAGCACAGCAGAATCAGGCACGCTTTACACAGCCGACAAACAAGCAGGGGCAGGGCGACGCGCTGACGAAAGACCAGATTATGAGCATCAAGGATGCTTCTGAGCGTCAGGCTGCAATTGCTGCGAACATGAGTTTATTTAATTAAAGCAGGAGGGCAATTATGGCGGCAAAGGCCAATATAATCGGAACAACAGATATACAGGTAACAGCCAGAGAGCTGGACTTTGTTACGCGTTTTGAACGCAACTGGCAGCATCTGCGGGAAATCTTGGGGATTATGCGCCCCATCAAGAAGCAGCCCGGCGCAGTGCTGAAAAGTAAATACGCGGAGGGGACGCTCGAGGATGGTGCAGTAGGCGAAGGCGAGGATATCCCGTATAGCAAATTTACCGTAAAGGAAAAGAAGTATCAGGAAATGACCATCGAGAAGTACGCGAAGGCCGTTTCGATTGAAGCAATCAAAGACCACGGTTATGACAACGCTGTCCAGATGACTGACGACGAGTTCCTCTATCAGCTTCAGGCGGGCGTGACAAAGAAGTTTTACGACTATCTGAAAACCGGAACGCTCACGTCCGAGGAAACAACCTTCCAGATGGCGCTTGCGATGGCAAAGGGCAAGGTTGAGAACAAGTTTAAGCAGATGCACCGGAACATCACCGGGGTTGTCGGCTTTGTGAACATCCTTGATGTGTACAAGTATCTCGGAGCAGCGAACATCACCATCCAGAATCAGTTCGGCTTCCAGTACCTGAAGGATTTTATGGGGTTCAATACAATTTTCCTCCTTTCTGACAGCGAGATCCCGGCTGATACGGTAATCGCTACACCGGTGGAAAACATCGTTATGTATTACATCGACCCCAACGACAGCGATTTTGCAAAAGCCGGCCTTGTGTACACCACCAGTGGCGAGACCAATCTGATCGGTTTCCACACACAGGGCAACTACAACACCGCCGTGTCGGAGGCGTTTGCGATCACCGGCCTTGTGCTGTTCGCGGAATACCTGGATGGCATTGCGAAGATTACCGTAAACGCGGGGGGTTGATGGCCGCCAGTACACCCCTGAATACTGACGGCGAACCGCTTTCCGGGGAAACAAGACGGAAGAGTAGGAGATAAGGAGGCCGACGGGATGGCATACACGACATTTACATTTTATGAACAGATCTACCACGGGAATGTCGTCCCGGCGGAGGACTTTGATCGTATCGCAGACCGCGCCAGTGACTTTCTGGACGTGGTAACCTTTGACCGATTGGCTGACGGCTTACCGTCTGATGAAAGGGCGGCGACAAAGGTACAGAAGGCCGTGTGTGCGGTCTGTGATAAGTTATATCAACTGGAGCTGGCAGATAAACAGGCGCTATCTGCCGCTGCCGGGGGGACATCTTCCGGCGGGGCTGGCGGTGTTACTTCGGGAGTAATTACTTCCAAGTCTGCCGGTTCTGAATCAATTTCCTACGCCTCCCCGTCTGAAATGGCAAACGGCGCAAAGGCATGGAGCGCGGTCTACCAGGCGGCCGGGGATGCACAGGAGACAAACAAGCTTCTGGCAGATGCGGCAATGCTTTATCTGGCAGGAGTGAAAAATGATGATGGCGTACCGTTGTTGTACGCAGGAATAAGGTAGAAATGGGTAACAATAAATTTTTAGCTTTATGCAAAAAGATTGTGGTTAAACAGGAGGATTAACTCATGGACATTACGACATTAGGAACTTGTGTGGCCATCGTGGCTATCTGCTATGTTATCGGTCTGGGCTGTAAGGCGGCGCAGAAAATCCCGGATGAGTGGATTCCGGTCATTATGGCGGTATGCGGCGGCCTTCTGGGTGCGCTGGGAATGAACATCATGCCGGACTTCCCGGCGACGGACTATATCAATGCTGCGGCGGTGGGCATGGTGTCCGGGCTGGCGGCCACAGGAGTAAACCAGGTATACAAGCAGGCAAAGAAAGCGTGATTTTATGGGCGGACGTGGCGGAAGTAGTGGGTTAAGTAACGAGAAGCCGGTTTCTAAGCTTATTGCGAAGGTGTACTTTAATTCTTCAAAGAAAAGCGACGCTTTAAGAGGGAGCGGAACTGTTAAAAAAGACAGTAAACTCGAGAAGGTCATTAATTCAGAAAACACTAGCTACTTTAAGTCAATCAAGACAAAGAGCGAAGCAGTAAAGACAATGAATTATATAAATGACAGATTAAGTGAGAGTAAAAGGAAAATCGCAAAACTTGGAAGTGCAGAGGCGTTATTTAAAAATCAAAGGCTTGCTATAGAGCATCGAAAATTAGTCAATGCCAGTACAGCCATGAGAGATGAAATGCACAAATTTTCAAAGGCATCTGAAAAAGGCGATACAAGTGCTTTGCACGATACAAGCCGTACTACCACCACTTATGACAGAGCCAGAAAGCGCAGAATGAAAAACTTTGATTCATGGTTCTTTGGAAGCGGAAAGAAGTAATCTATGGCAAACCGAGAGACAAGTATAGCTTACGAAAATCTGAACCGCCGCATCTTCTCTGGCGTCGGCGAATACGGTATACCACAGATAAAACCTGAGACATTCGAGGGTAACTGCGAATTTGTCGGTTTTAATTATGCCAGAGGAAAATGCAATAATCCAGAAGAGAAAGCTGTTCATTTCTTCTTAGATGATTACCAATTTGACGCACTATGGAGAAATCCAGACAGGTACGTGGACAAACTGAGCAAATTCCGGTACATTCTGACACCGGATTTCAGCACCTACACCGATTTTCCGAAAGCTATCCAGATATACAACCATTATCGCAAGCACTGGATAGGTGCATATCTGCAAGAATATGGTTGCCGTGTGATTCCAACAATCTCATGGAGCACACCGGATTATTATGACTGGTGTTTCGATGGGGAGCCAGAGGGTGGAACGGTGGCGGTATCTTCTGTTGGCTGCATGAACAGCAAGGAAAAAAAGGCGCTGTTTTTGGCAGGGTATGAAGAAATGGTGAGGCGGTTGCAGCCGGAGACGATCATCTTTTACGGTTCTGTGCCAGAGGAATGCATGGGAAATATCGTGAGAATCCGGGCGTTTACGGATAAATTTAACGAAGCTCTTTGTGAAATGAGGGATACCGATGAATGATGCGATAGTGACAATATTCAATTTTTACGAATCCAGCACCGCCGCCATCTGGTATCCTCATGTGCTTTCCGGCGTGCATCTGGAGACTGACCGGGGGCAGATTATGAAGCTGTACGGTCCAGACAGTACAGATAACGCACAGTTACATATCCCGTTCGGGGTCAAGAACGGGAGAAAAATTATTGTTGATACCGTCGGAAAAGAATTGCCGTGGCTTCCGCCGAAGGAATGGAACAGACAGGTCAACGATTTGTTGCCCGACAGCATTACATTTAATCCGTCTACAGATTTTTTTATGGTAGGAGCATGGGACGGGGACAGTCCTGTGAACGATGCAGATTATACGGACAGGCGATATGAAGGGTTTTACGCGTTTATGAATACCGAAAAGGATTTTGTTTATCTTATATCGTCAGTGGGCGGACCATATGCGATAATTCCGCATTTTGAAATCTTAGGGAAGTAGGTGGAGGAAAATGGCTGAACCTATCGGGAATGATGCTACCGGCTATGATGTTTTGACGGCGGCAATGAAGTCGCTGCTTAACCAGTTTCCGGGGCTGTATCCGGATGAAGTAATTAAATTCGAAGAGCTCGGGTCTGAGGATGGCATTGCGTTTTCCAATGATTCCGGGGCGCTGGTGTATACAGAAAAAGAAGATATACTCGGGCGGATATATCAGGAATGCCGGTATCCCTGCTTTGTAGTATACCGTTCGACCACGGGAGCAAGAGAACGGCAGAAAATTACTATCCTGGAATTTCTCGACACGCTGGGGCGCTGGCTTTGCCGCGAGCCCTCCGGGATTGAAGGGAAAGAGTACGAAAAAGCGATATACCCAGATCTGACCGCAGGGCGGAAAATTGAGCGGGTAACACGCGGGAACGCATATGGGACACAGCCGCAGGAGAATGGCGTGCAGGACTGGGTTCTACCGGTTACGGTTTTTTATAAAAATGTTATCGAACCCGAATTTTAAGAAAGGAATAAAACGATGAAAAGACATTTGTTGAGACATTTTGTCGATGTAAAAATGGACACGAGCTCTGAGGGGACAGCGGCAGACTACCGGCTTCTGGGAACGGGTATTACCTCTTTAACAGAGGAAATGAACCCCGAGACGGAGACGGTGCAGTACATCAATCAGGAAAACGGATCTACTGACCTTAAATCCTATACGCCGTCCATCGAAATTGAAAGGCAGAACGTAGACGAAGAGGATCAGGATCTTACAGACTGGTTTAACAAGATGATAGACACGCTGCCCGTCGGAGCTGATGCCATAACATCCTATGTCCGCGTGAGAGTTTCCGGCGCTGGACCTGAATATCCGGCAGTCCGCCGTCGCTGCGTTGTGAGTGTAGGTGGCACAGGTGGCGATGCAGGGTCAAACGTGACAGATACACTGACTCTGGGTGGCAGAGGTGACGGAGAAGCTGGAACGTTTAACGTAACCACAAGAAAATTCACGGCGACGCCCGCGTCTGACAGGGCTTTAACGGAATAAGGAGGACAAGATGGGAGCAGCAAGTTTACGAGTAGACAGTGGCGTTAAACGAATTGAGGTAAACGATAACGGCGATTATATTGCGGTCAACATCTCTGACAACAGTTTTTTTAAGCGTTTTGACGATTTTGTGGCATGGCTGAATGCAAAAAACGAGGAAGCCGATAGGATTGCTAATGATTCTTCCGGTGATTTCACGGAACGCTTCGGAGCGTATGACGCTTTATGCAAAGAGGCCTGCGCTGAGTTGGATTCTCTGTTTGGGAGCGGGTGTTGCAAAAAGGTGTTCCCTGACGTGGAATCCCCGGGAATGGAGCTTATCGCGGACTTTTTAGACCAGATCATACCGATTCTTCAGGGCTTCGCCACTGAACGAAATCAGAAAATCACAAGCAAATACAGCCCGAACAGGAAAGGGGCGCGAAGCAATTAAATGTGGAATGTGCTGCTTGATAAATTCCCAACAGAATATGAGGGTTTCCGCATAGACGAAGCCTTCCAGACAGGGATCCAGATTTCACAGGCTTTGCAAGATCCGGACCTATCAGACGATGAAAGGTTGGCTGTAGCGCTGGGGCTGCTGTATCCGTCAGAGGATGGGGACGGCAGCCCTTCTTCTTTACCCGATTTAAAAACTGCCGTGGATGGCCTTAGGTGGTTTCTGAGCGGGTGGTATACCGACAACCGCCCGAAGGATGAGGACAAAGTTCCGGTAACAGATTTTGACATAGACCAGTGGCGCATCTATTCAGCATTTCTGGAGAAGTACGGAATCGACCTGAACCGGTCTGACATGCACTACTGGGCGTTCATGGGACTGCTGTCCACGCTCGGTGAATGCGCATACACGAACGTCATAGCCATCCGGCAGCAGAAAATAGACCCTAAGATGGACACGCGTGCAAAACAGGCATTGCAGGAGCAGAAACAAATATTTGCAATAGAGCGGGAAGAGGAACTGACAGAAGAGGAACAGGAAGACGTTGACGCTTTTATGAAATGGATCAAGGTAGGAGGCTGATATGCCGAAATATGACGGTTCGATACGGATAAACACAAAAATTGAAACAAAAGATTTAAACAGCCAGATGATGCGCGTGTCTAATGCCATAAAAAAAGACAGCGCGGCTTTAGATTCTCTCAATCGCAAAATGGAAGAATTTTCGCAAAAGAAAATCCCGACAGAAAAATTTGCAGAATTACAAAGAGAGTTAGAAAAGGCAGAATCCGAGTATTCAAAACTGCAGGCCCGTATGTCACAAAAGGGGGCGGCAACGTCTGAGTATAAAGCTTTACAGAAAGACCTCGTTGCGGCGCAAGGAGAGCTGTCTAATCTTGTAGCACGTCAGACAGACTGGGAAAACATGGGGGTACCTCAAACCGGCGGCGCATGGGACGTACTAAATGAACAGGTTGCAGCCGCATCCGACCGTGTAGATGATCTGAAAGAAAAGCTTCAGCAGATGGAGAACAGTGGAAAGGCGTATACCCCGAAGGTGGACAAGGCTCAACTGGATGAAGCGGCTCAAAAAGTAGATGAAATCAAGGAAAAAATAAACGCGGAGAAAGCATCCGGTAACGCGTTTGTATCCCCAAAAGATACAGAAGAATTTCAGAAGATGTCTGTAAAGGCGTCACAGCTTGCTGGGAACATAGATGTTTCAAAGCGCAGGCTGGCAGAACTTAACGCGAAGCAGAAGCCCATCAAAAAAGAATTCGATCGGATGAAGCGTTCTGCCGATAAAGCATTTAAAACAGCTTCGTCCGGCGCGAAAAAAAGCGCGGGGCTGTTCGGCACCTTTGCGTCAAGGCTGAAAGGAATCGCATTATCGCTGTTGATATTCAACTGGATTACAAAAGCATTTAATACAATGGTAGCTGGAATGCAAAAGGGGTTTTCAAACCTTACGAAATACTCCGCTCCGTTGGCAAATTCATTTCAGGCGCTAAAAAATTCGCTGGCTACACTTGGTAATGCGTTTGCTGCTGCCTTTGCGCCGATTGTCCAGATAGTAATTCCGTATCTCAATACACTTATAAACGGGATAACGCGGGCGATAACATATGTGGCGCAGTTTATTGCCATCCTTGGCGGGAAAAGCACTTTCATCCGAGCGAAAAAGATACAGGATTCCTATAACGATTCCCTGAATGGAACAGCAGCGGCGGCAAAAAAGGCAACCGGAGCTTTGGCAAAGTTTGATGACCTGGATGTGCTGCAAAAGCAGGATGATTCCGGCGGCGGTGGAGGCGGAACGCAGCCGAAAGACATGTTCGAGGAAGTCCCTGTTGATGCAGGAGTGAAGTCTTGGCTTGATGGGATCTTGGAGAAGCTGAAACCTATTCTTGACTATGTAAAAGAGTTAAAAGATGCTTTTGCGGAAGGATTCTGGGATGGTTTGGGGGATTTTGAATACCGCTTAGATATCATCAAAAATGGGCTTCAGCAAATCCGCGATGCATGGATAGAGATATGGTCAGATCCTGCGGTTGTAGGGGCTTCTGACAACTTCCTTAAAACTTTTATGTATATGTTGGGGTCCTTTACCGGCTCACTGGCGAGTATAGGGCTTACTCTAGCGGCGGCTTTAATCGGCGGGATGGGGGACTATCTTGAAAACAATACCGACCGGATAAAAAAATTCCTGATATCCGCATTTAACGTGGGGGCAGATATAAACCTCCTTCTGGCGGATTTGTTCCAAAGTATAGCCTATGTATTTGAAGCATTTGCAAGCGAAAACGGGATCCGCTTTGTATCGGCGCTGATAGGAAGCATTGCGGATGCAGCTATGGGGCTAACTGAAATTGCGCTTAAACTGGGGCGGGACTTTTTACAAATGCTCATTGTCCCGTTTACAGAAAACGCTGACGGGTTCAAGACTGCGCTGGAGGGGTTATTAGGTGGCGCAGCTACCGTGCTGGAAGGATTTAAGACGGCTGTAGATAAAGCGTTTGATAGCCTGAATGCAATGTACGACGCTCATATCAAGCCATTATTTGATAGTTTAACGAGCGGGCTTTCAGAGGTTGTCAACCATTTTTTAACCGCATGGAATACACACATTCAGCCAGTTATCGACAGAATCGGGACTAGAATATCAGAGCTTCTTACGCAGTCTTTTCTGCCGTCTTGGGAAGCTATAATAAGAGGAGTTGGGTTGGTTGCGGATATTTTAAAATCTTTTTGGGAGAGTATTTTGCAACCGATTGTTGACTGGATTATGACCTACGCAGTGCCATTCTTGGTGCAAGGATTAGGGGTGCTGTTAGAGTTTATTATACTTGGAATTAAGACGATTGTTGATGGTTTTACAACCTTTATGACTTTTATAAACGATTGTTTAGAATTTTGGAAAGAGGCGTGGGCGGTTGCTTGGGATACGTTCAACGATTTTTGGAATAAGATAAAAAGTATTATTGACATCATGAAAACTGTATTTCGTCTGTTTGTAAAAGTTGTTAAGCAGCTGATTGATGGAGACTGGAAGGGCGCATGGAATACCGCGCAGGAAATCTTCACGATCTTTAAAACCAAAATCGAAGGCGTCGTGGATTCTATAAAGGCGTTTTTGTCCGGCTTCTTTACATGGGTTAGCGACATGATTGCTGGTGTTATAGAGGGAATTAAGAATATCGGCAGCGGGATCAAAAACGCATTTACTGGTGGAGGATCATCGCATACGCGAACAACTCCCGTGCAGCCGTATGCCATAAACGAAAGCTTTGCATCTCGTACCCTGCGGGATATCCCGGCGCTTGCATCTGGCTCGGTAATCCGTGGCGGCAACCCGTTCCTGGCGATTCTGGGCGACCAGCGGGCAGGGCAGACCAACATCGAAGCGCCGATAGGCACAATCAAACAAGCTGTATCGGAGGTAATGGCAGAGAGCGGCGGCGGATTTAGAACGGCGAAAATTGTCTTGCAGGTAAACGGGGTAGATCTGGCGCAAGCTACACTGCAGGATTTCTTATCGGAAGCAAGCAGGCAAGGATATGATCTGGAGGTGATCGGAGGATGATTTTTACACGCGGCATATACATAGATGGGGAGTATTTTAACATCCCTATCGTGTCCATAAAAAGAAACGCGGATTTCCTCGACAAATTCGCCGAAAGAGTTGAAACGGGAGAGCTCCAGCGTGAATTGATAGGCGTGTATTTTAACTACACAATGTCGGTCGGGAAGAGCAGCTCGTTCCCGGATGGCGTATATAAACGTTTCTGGGATAAGGTTACAGAGCCCGTCCCATTCCATATTATTTCGCTGCCGTCAGATCCTGGTTATTACGAATACACAGCTTATATATCCAGCGTCTCTGATGAATACGAGAAGATAACACAGGATAGCGCTGATTATAAAGGGTTTACCTGCAAGTTTACGGCGAAAGAACCGGCAAGGAGACCATGATGAAAACAGAATTTTATGTCGAATACAATCTGTATGACACGACTGCTCTGCCTGATGCAAAAGAAAGCACAGAGAGCAATGCTGCTTTTGGGGATATGGGGCTGTTTAAGTCAAAAGGCAGCCCACCAAAATACGCTACACTGGAACATAATTTTTTCGTGTTGGATGGGAGTCTTAGCGAAATGCCAGACACGCCGACGGACATCCCATTTTTTTCGGATGTGCAAGCGGGCGCAGATGGAATTTTCACAAAACAGCCTGTAATCAGAATAGATTTTACCGAAAATCATACCTCTATCGGGCTGACTTTTCATTTTTCGGAAACATTCCCGCTGGAGATGGAAGTGACATGGTACGACCTCGGCGGTACATATAAATCGCAAAAACGTTTCTTTCCGGACAAACTGAATTATTTTGCCGAAAACCAGGTGGAGGAATACGGACGCATTGAAATCCGATTTGTACGTGCCCTACCGTGGCACAATGTAAAGTTAAACTATCTCGAGTATGGCACAACGTTTATCTGGGGCCCCGATGTCATAAAAAGCGCGAAGCTTGTAAATGACACAGATCCTATCAGTAATCAGATTAAAACGGACAAACTCACGTTTGACTTTGTTGACACTGATGATGATTTTAATGTTGGAAACATTAACGGGTTGCACAAAACATTGCAGAAAAAGCAAAGAATGTTGCCATACGAAATCGTTGACGGCGTGAAGATGCCGCTGGGCGTGTTTTTTATGGAATCCAACAGTACCACCAAAAATGTCACCCAAATATCGGCGATCGACTACAAAGGGATGCTTGCTAATGTGGATTTTAAAGACGGGCGGATATATGTCGGAGAAACGGCGGGAAGTGTAATCGCGGAGATTATGACAGCAGCAGGGATTGAAGATTATACAGTAGAGGAAGAAGTGGCACAAACCCCTCTATATGGCACGCTTAAAATCCAGACCTGTCAAAAAGCTCTGCGGGAGGTCTTGTTCGCTTGCTCGGCGATTATGAACACATCACGGAGGTCGGGCGTTGAAATACGGAAATCAACGAGAAGAATATCTGCAACGATTCCTCGCAGTCGGAAATTTTCCACGACATTAAAAGTCGACCCTTATGTATCAGATGTGAACGTAAAATATAAAACATGGGTGTTGGAGACAGCAGAAAGTGAGATTACAAAAGGCACATACGAGCCGGGGATACATATAATCCAGCTTACGAGCCCGGCGGTGAACATGGTCGCATCAGCAGGCAGGATAGTTAAACAAATGCCGTATTATGTTGTGCTTGAAATCGCGGGAAGCGCCCGTACGGAGGTTGCAATCACGGGGCGCAAATATGTTGGCACAGAGCTGGCTACACTGTCCAGAATCGAGCATATAAAGTCCGGCGAGGTGCGGAACACGAAAACATTTTCCGGAACGCTTTTGAATTACGAAAGCGCAAATAAGGTTGCTGACAATATCTTGGATTATTACCAACTCCAGCAGATCATCCAGACACGTCATTTGTCCGCAGAGGAAAAAGCGGGGGACTGGGCGGAGGTTGAAAATACCTTGAAAATGCACGGAAATTTTGTTGCCTGTATAGAATCCTTTAGCGTTGACCTTACAGGTGGATTTGTGGGTACGGCAAAATGCCGTGGATATTATAAAATAACATCAGAAGAGTATTATTCCGGCGAGCTGTATTCTGATGAGAAGGTAGGGATTATCTGATGGAATGGGTGTATGACCGAACGCAGGCGGACGTTGAACGGGCAAAGGAATGATAAATACGCTGCAGGGACAATCTCCGAAGAAGAAAAAATGGAATGGGCTGCCGGAATGAAGGGAGCGTTGAATGTAGCGGATTTGAACCGGATCGAAAGTAACATCCGTGAGATCGCTGAAACTTTGGCGGTAAGCGTGACGGTGAAGACATGGGGGGCGAATCAGATTCCGCGAGTAAGTGATTTTAAACGGATCTGCGACAACGTGCAGCGGATCCGTGAAGCGTGGAGTGCTTTGAAAGATACCCCTGCCACACCAGACCCGCCGCTGATTACTTATCAAAAATGGAACGCCATAGAACGGATCTTGCACGATGTCAAATATGTATATGACAGAGTTATGGGCAGTTATTATTATTGCGGCGATGAAATCTACGCCGGGGAAGGAATAGGGATTTTATAATGGCAGAGACATGGTTTACGCCAAAAGAGTGGAAAGCCCGCCTTGTGGAATTTGCAGGGCGGCGGCTTCTGAGAAACGTTGCAAACGGAGAAACTGTAACATATGACGTATCCCGTAGCGAGGGGCAGGTTTCGCAGGAGGGCGATGCGTTTAATACCAAAAACATGAACGATCTTGAACAAAGGGTAGCAAATGGATTTGGAAACGCAAAGACAGCGGTTGAAACACTAAGTAGTGACATGGGAGGCAAACTCCCTGTATTAAACTACAATATTACATTATCGGATAATGCAAGTGTGCATGCCCAAAAGGCTTTGAGATATCTCTTTACAGACGCAGAGGCAATAAAACATACATCATTTATGTTTAATATCCGCGTAAATAACGCAGACTTTTATTCTGGCACTTGTTACACAGACGGCGGAAATACCGCTTGGGGCGACATAAACAAACGCGGCTCAGAAGCACATCCCGGATCTGTTTGGAAATGGGTTACGTATAATTTTAAAACCGGAGGTGCTGATCC